AGCTATAACACCATATCGGTGTTAGCGTGTCAACACCATATCGGTGTTATAATTGTGAGCCGTCATCGGGCCACTCTTCGTCAGGCCAGAATTCCTCGTCGTCTTCGGCTGCAATCGTCGGCTGGGGAAGCTGGGGTTGCGCACCAGCGAACGCAGCGCGGATGACTGCGCCGAAAGGCGTTGCCTGCTGGAAAACTGCTCGGATCTCCATCCCCGACCGCATGATCTGTCCGATCCGGGGAGCCCGCTCGGCGGTGAGGTAGCCAATCTGAACTCCGCGAGCGCTAAGGACGGCGATCGCGCGCGGGTCCGCTGGATTGCGCGGTTCGGGGACCAGCTCCACTGGCTCCCCGGGCGAACACATGGCGATCTCGAAGCGGCGCCCAGGTCCTGACTTGTTCGGATAATCGGCGCCCACGACAGCGAGCGACATCTGCGGAAGCGACACTACAGGTCTCTGGCTTCATCCGCTCGGGCGACACGTGTCGCAAACCACGCTCGGTCTTTTCGCCGGCGCTTTTGCAGGCGACTTGGCCGGTGCCGCTTGAGGCCTGGGAATCGCCGGCTGCGGGGATGGGATTACTGCAGGCTCAGTGGGCGCAACCGCGACGGGAGCGGCCGCCAAGCCCAGGCTGGCACGGACGTCCTGCAACTTGCGGGTGAACGCGGCGATTTCGTTGATGGGGATTTCGGCGTCGATCGTGTTCCCTGACTGTCCGAACAGCCGGTACTTAAGAGCGACGAGAGGATTCTGCGGGGAGTAGGTCGCGGAGATCTGCTCGAGCGTCTCGAGCGGGACCGGGAACGCTACGTCCTCGAAATAGGTGCACCCGTACCGGCTGCAGTCCACATTCGAGCCTAGCCGAAGTGCGTCGACGGTCTGAAGCCCGCCTTCGCCAACGAAGCTGGCGCGCCGGAGGAAGTACCAGCCCGAGCCGCTGTAGACTGCACGATGGTAGACTTGGGCAGACATCGCCCCGGTCGACTTGTCGATGAAGCCGCGAAGGAAGGAGGGCTCATTCTTGAAGCTCATCAGCCAACCGCCCGATTTCACGATCGTGACGCCCTCGGTTGTGATCGTGGCCGCCGCGTCGAGGGTGTCCCCCTTCACCGTGACGAGTGGCAAAAGCTCCTCGATCGGGCGAGAATAAGCCGCCCGCAGCTCGATGACTGCCTTGGGTTCCTTGGCGACAACTGCCGGATGATGCGCGGCAAAAACTAGTCCCAGGACCGTGGCTACAACCCTCGCGCGACCCATACTGCTCTCCCCTCGATGCGCAGATCCTCGGCACTGACCTCCTGGTCATCGACCGCGGGGTTGTCGGACTTAACGAGTACCCGCCCCTGCCCCACGGTGCGAAGGCGCTTGATGCCGGCAGCGCCAAAGAGATTGATCCAATAGATCCCGTCCTGCCTCGCGAGCGCGCGATCGGTCGTGTCGATCATGATCGCGTCCCCGTACGCGAGCGTCGGATACATACTGTCGCCGATACCCGTCACGAGCTTGAGACGGTGCGAAGGCGCTCTGGTGATTGCCCGAAGGAAAGCCAGGTCGAAGAGGACTGGCTCTGCTTCGACCCAGTCATCGATCAGCGTGCCCGGCCCCATCGAGAGCGACAGGTCGAGCTTCTGCACAGCGACAGTCTCGCCGGCGGCCAACTGCGATCCAACTTGCGCGGCCCGCGCATTGATTTCCGTTAGATCCTCCTGAAGCGGTGTGATGATCTCTGCCGGCGATACTCCCAGCGCTTCTGCGGCCTTGTCGATCCAGTCCTGCTTCAGGTTGCGCTGACCCTTTTCGAGCCTTTCGATTTGCTGGCCGGACGTTCCCATCCGCTTGCCCAGCTCAGGCCTGGACCAGTTCCGCGACTCCCTGAGCCGCTGGATGTTGTTGACGCTTGCCATGGCGCTTCCTGCACCAAAACGGTGTTTTCCCGCCATACGCCAAATTGGTGTTGACGAAATGTCGCTTGTAGCACCATAATGGTGTTGCAAGGAGTTCACCGCATGACGCTCAAGGATTGGCTCACTGCCAACGAAAAGAACAACGCGCAGTTCGGCGAGATGATCGGCCGGAGTGCCGAAGCCGTCCGTCGATATGCGGCAGGAGACCGCATTCCGGACCGGGACACGATGCCGCTGATCGTCGAGGCGACCGGCGGCCAGGTCACGGCGAACGACTTCTTTGGGATCGAGCCTCAGGCGGACGCGGCATGATCGACGCCTCTCCCGCCGGATCCTGGCGCAATGCTGCCAACCCGGAAGGTCCGGCCTGCAGGGCGTGCGGTCAGAACGTCTGCGGCCACTCCGATCTTGAATACCAGGGCATCGTGCCGAGGACTGCGACCCCCTCGGCCCGCGCGGCCGTCCCGACCCAGGACGGCAAGGGGGTGGCGGCCGATCACGCCACCCCCGTTTTGCAAGTTTCCTTCTTCCCTCATCCTTCCGGAGTAGCCCGTGGCTAGCAACGCGTCAGTGCCCGAATCCTCGATCGTCTCCCCCGATCGTGTCCGTTCGGTCGTCCAAGGCGTCCTGCGCGCCGCAAAGGCCGAGGGCTGGACCGATCCGCAGCTGGCGGAGCTCAGCGGCGTCTGTGGGCGCACGATCAAGTCCTACCGCGTCGACGGCAAGGAACCCTCGCTATCGAACGCTTTGTCGCTCGCGGTCGTAATCGGCCCGAAGGCGCTCAACCCAGTCCTCGCCCTGATCGGTTACGTCGCGCAGCCTCTCGACGAGGCGGATGGCTTCGACGCCCATCGCGCGGTTGCGACCGGCCTGCAGCACTTCTCCACGATCGCCACTGCCGCCGCCGACGGACGCATCGATCATCTCGAAGCACCGATGTGCCGCGAGGCCGCCGACATGATCATCGCGACCGTGATGCCCCTCTCTAGCGCAGCGGACGCGGCATGATGTTCAGTCGCGCGATCGCCCTAGCGATGCTCGCTGTTGGAGGAGGCGCCGGCGTTACGCCGGTCGTCAACACGTACCGGGCCGGCTCTGACTTTGTCGATGTCCAGCCCTCTCAGCCAGCGCGCAAGAAGAAGGCTGTCCGGATCGGCGGCGGGTATTTCGGACCTCGCAGCAAAGGGCCTCCGGCCAAGCCGAAGCGCAAGACCAATCGCCTTCACATCTCCCGCCGCGTCCGCCGCAAGCATCGGCGCGCGCGGAAGGCTGCCTGACAATTCCCCGAGCGAAAGGACCGACCATGGGTAGACCCAAGAAGCAGACCGACGACTTCGACCCGCCGAGCGGCGGCAACGTGACCGGCGAATACCAGCGCCCGGACGCGGCAAAGGCGTTCGAGATCTACGACAAGCAGATCGCACCGAAGAAGGCGCACATCAGCACGCTGACCGGCGACTGCTCGCAGCCGTGGGCCGACATCAAGGACCATGCGCACTTCCCGCGCCCGGTGATGAACTTCCTGCTCAACCTCGAAGCCATCGACGACGACGCGAAGCGCGATCACCATCTCCTCGCGCTCTCCGAAGGCCTCAAGCACCGCAAGCTCTACATCCCGCGTGACCTGGTCACGATCGCCGACGGTAGCGATGGCGACGAGATCGTCCCGACCGGTGAGCGCAAGCGCCCGCACCTGACCGCGATCGATGGCGGCGGAGAGCCGGACGACTTCGACGAAGCGACCGAGGAAGATCTGGCCGCACAGGATGGGCGACCTGGCTTCACCGCCAAAAGCGCCCTTGCTGATGCCGCCGCTGCGGCCAGCGACGACTGAGGTCCCGAGAGGCCGGGCGGTTCTCCCCGCCGTCCGGCCCGACGATGACCCCAGCCAAAGGATCGCATCGCGTGAAGCTTCTCGCTCTCGACCTATCCAAGACATGCACGGGCTGGGCTTTCTGGAAGCCCGGCGACGAACGCGCGGTGCTGGGGCACTTCGCGCTCGGCAGCGTCTACGCGTCCAACGGAGACGTGTTCGCCAAGCTCCAACAGAAGCTCAACGAGCTTCGCCAGACATTGCGATTCGACCATCTGGTGTGGGAGCAGAAGCTTTCACCCCAGAACCTCGGCGCGATCTCCAATTACCAGACGATTGCTCTGCTGGGCGGCCTAGAAGCGCATGCCGAGAGCTTCGCGGCCGTGTTCCGCATCCCGCACCGCGCGGTGAACGTCTCAAGCTGGCGCCCCGACTTCGTCGGCCGGGACGAAATCGCTGGCGTGCGCACCGCGGTGAAGGCCGAGGAGAAGCGCCTCGGCAAGAAGATCGGCACGTCCGACGCGCTGAAGGTCGCGACGATGCTCCGCGCGCGCCAGCTCGGGTACGAGCCACGCAAGCAGGATGAAGCCGACGCGCTCGGTGTGCTGACCTACGAGCTGCTCTACCGCGCGATCACGCCACCCTGGCTCGCGGACGAGACGTTGCGCGCCCCGCTGGCGAGTGTTGCGTCGTGATCCCCGGTGCCATCTGCGCGACCTGCGTATTCTTCAGCGCCAACCCCTATTCGAAGCCGGACAGGCAGGGTGGTCAGTGCCGTCGGCACGCCCCCGTGTTCGACCGCACCGAGGAAGGGCGCATGCGCTCGATCTGGCCGCTGGTCTGGGACGATCACTGGTGCGGCGAGCACGCGATCGTCGAGACGGGAGAGGCCGGATGAGCGCCCCCGCCCCGTTCGAGGGCCTCCGCATGTTCGGTTACAAAATCATCCACGCTGACCCGGCCTGGTCTTTCGAGAATTGGTCGGAAAAGGGCGAGGATAGGAACCCGAACCGTCATTACGAGACGATGGGGGTCGACGAGATCGCGGCCCTACCCGTCGGGCATCTCGCATCGGGCGATTGCGCGCTGTTCCTATGGGTCTGCGACCCGCTGCTCGACCAAGCGCTGCATGTCATGCGCGCCTGGGGCTTTCGGTACACCACCGTGGCCTTCACGTGGGCGAAGCGGACGAAGCTCGACAACGGATGGCACCTCGGGACGGGGTACTACACGCGGGCCAACCCGGAAACGTGCCTGCTCGGCATGATGGGTTCGCTCCCTCGCCGCGATGCTGGCGTCCGACAGCTGATCGTCGAGCCGGTTCGCGAGCACAGCCGCAAACCCGATCGCGTGGCCGACGATATCGTGCGCCTGTTCGGGGATCTGCCGCGCGTCGAGTTGTTCGCTCGCACGGCCCGCCCCGGATGGGAATCGTGGGGCGATCAGATCAGCCGGTTTGCGCCAGTCGAGGTGGCTGCGTGATCATGCGGGAGCGCATCGACCTTTCCACCGCGCCCTCGCTGATGGAGCAGACGGCGTCCTCGTGGGGCAAGCCGCCCGCCGCGCCCGTATTGGCGCGCCCGGTCGCCGAGGCGGCTTCTGGCGAGCCCGAGGAAGCCCCACGCCGCCGCGGCAGGCCCCGCAAGAGCGAAGACCGCTATTACCCGTCTGGCGGGCCGCTCAAGCGCCACGTCACCGCCAAGCCCAGCGGGCGCGACAGCAGCCTGCGCGCCGACCATCCCGCCGTGGTCGAAGGGCGCACGAAGTATCCGCATAGCGTCGTCGATGCCGGCGAGAGCCCGCGCCTGCTGATCGAGGGCAAGAACAGTCGCAAGATCGGAAACCAGGTCGTGAAGGGCCGCTGGCGAGGCATGCCGATCTTCACGCTCACGCTGGAGGAGCGTGCCACCTGCCCTCGGTCCTGCCTGGAATGGCGGTCCTGCTACGGCAACGGCATGAACTGGGCCCGTCGCCACCGTGACGATGGGTGGCTGATGCCCATCCTCGCGGTGGAACTGCGCGCGCTCGCCAGCAAACATCCGCGCGGCTTTGTCGTGCGGCTGCACGTCCTCGGGGACTTCTACAGCGAAACCTACGTCGATTTCTGGAAGCTGATGCTCGCCGAGCTGCCGGCTCTGCGCGTCTTTGGGTTCACCGCGCACCCGCCTTCTTCGCCGATCGGGCGAGGACTCCTCGAGATGAATGCCGACGGCGATCGCTGCTGGATCCGCTTCAGCGGCGATCTCGGCGCGATGGGTTCGCTGGTGATCGCGCACGAGGCAGCGTCTGTCCACGTCCTGTGCCCCGCTCAGACCGGCAAGACCGACTGCTGCGGCACCTGCGGGCTGTGCTGGACGATGCCGCGCCCCATCGAATTCGTGAGGCACTAGGATGGACCGGATCGATCTCACCACCGTGCCCAGCGCAATGGAGGAAACGGCGCGCGCGTGGGGCGCGGCCATTAGTCCCCGACCAGCAGAGACGCCGCGGACTCCGCGCGCTCTACCGCCACGCGCTTTCGCCCCCGCTGGGGCGCGGCTGACGGCCAGGAAAACCCCGTCGCCATATCAACCCGCACGGACCGAAGAAGAGCGTCTTGCCGACGCAGCGCTGGCCCGAGAGGATGCACTGCGCTCGATCGCGCGCGATGTCATGGATCCCGCCGACAAGGCCCGGGAACTCGGGCCCACTCTCGCCGAGGCGATGGTCAACGCCGCGCACAGCGGGAACTTCGATTATTACCTGCGCCACGAGACCGATCCGGAGATCAAGCGAGCGCTGTTCCGGCTCGGTTGCGTCGGCAGTCGGGGGCCCGCCGACAAGCGGTACTGGCTCGGGCCGTATGGCTCGAAAGTGCGCCTTGCCCTGCTGGAGGACGAGACCTCGTGAGCGGCGTGGTTTACTTTATCGGGCCCGAGGCACTGCTCCATCGCCGAGACGGAAGCGCCCTGGTGAAGATCGGCTTCACCAGGTCGAATCCTCTCCAGCGGCTGCGAGCGCTACAAACAGGATCGCCGCTGACTTTGCGACTGTGGGCCTACGTCGAGGGCAGCGAATCCCTGGAGGCTGCTTTCCACTCGACCTTCGCCGAGCTGCGCTCTCATGGAGAGTGGTTCTTCGTTCAGGACAAGCTCGAGGTGTTCCTAAGGTACCTCGGCGAAGAGCCTCATATCGGTAGGTTGATCCCGCGCGAGCAGATGGAAGTCGCGATCTACGACAGCCTGGTCTGCGACGTCGTTCCCCATCCCTCTTACGATCCTCGGCTCTACGCCCTTTCCGGCAAGCCGGACTCCCTGTTCAGGCACTTTCCAGAGGCGTTTCAATGAGCCGCATCCGCTCCATTCATCCCGGTCTCTGGACCGATGAGGCCTTCGTCTCGCTCTCACCCTTCGCGCGCCTGATGGCGATGGGATTGTGGAACGAGTGCGACGACAAAGGGACGTTCCCGTGGTCGCCCCTGCAGATGAAGATGCGCATCCTCCCGGCAGATAACGTCGACGCGGCCGCGCTGATGGCGGAGATCGAAGAGCGCAACCTGATTGCGCGGTACAAGGTTGACGGCAAGGAATACGGCGCGGTCCGGAATTTCTGTAAATTTCAACGCCCCAAGAAGCCAAACGACATCCATCCAATCACGGACGAGATGCGCACATACGTCGGCATCAGTGGGGAACCGCGCGAAGAAGAAGCGCCCTCATTTCCGAACGAGTTCCCCACCAGTGGGGAAAAGTCTCCGCAGAGGGAGGATGGAGGAGGGAGAGAAGGAGGGAAGGAGCCTGTCGGCTCCAGCGCGCGAGACGCGTGCGAGCGCGTGGCGACGGCCTGGAATTCCATGGCTGAGCCGATCGGTCTCGCGAGGTGCACCTCCATCACACCCAAACGCATGCCTGCTTTCAAGGCTCGGCTGAGAGACACCGGCATCGATGCGATCCTGAGAGCGATCGAACACGTGCCGAAGAGCTCGTTTCTGCGCGGCGACCGAGGCGATTGGTCCGGTTGCACGATCGATTTCCTGCTCAAACCCGACGGCGTAACCCGCATCCTCGAAGGCAAGTACGATGACCGAAGCAAGTCACCGGAATCTCCCCGCGACCACCGCGACGGCTTCACGCAAGCCATCGATCGCCGACTTGGCCTTGGCGCAGATGGCAGTCCTGCCGCAGCGTCTGGATGACGACCAGCTCGCCCGTGTCGAGGCCTATGCCGCCGCCCCGCTGCCCTCGCTGCCGCGCACCGACGAACAGCACATGCTGATGTTCATGCGGACCCTCGACGTCATGCCTCGCCAGCAGGCCGACCGTGCCGCCGGGGAGATCAAGCTCGAGCTCATGCTGCGGATGCTCGGCCACCTGCCCAAGGCGACGCTCGACTGGATGACCGGCGAGGTCATGCGCCGGTTCACGTTCTACCCGTCGATCAAGGAACTGCTCGACCTCTCGCTGGCATGGACCCGAACCGATGCCAGCATTCGGGCCCGATCGCGGGCTCAGTCCCTCGCCCGCGGTGAACGTCAGGCTCGACTCGACGATGCGCTGCGTCGCCTCCGGACCGAGCGTTGCGAGCAATCGTGGATTGACGCGCTCGACGAGAGGATCCGCGCATCGGCCGAGACGCAGGGGTTGCTCTGGTCGTGTCCCGACTGCGGCAGCTTTTCGCAGCGCAGCCAGTGGCGCGAATGGGCGGCATCCTCCCAAGCGACACGAGGTGGCCGATGAGCTCCGCTCTAGTGTTCGGTCACTCGAATGATCTCGCTTGTGTGGACGACGTCGCGCTCTTCGGCGTCCCGTATTCCAGCTACGACCACTTGATCTCCCCAAGGCAGATCGTCCCTGCTCAGACCCTCATTGAAGCGCAAATGGTACATCGTGCCGCTCCTGCCCTCGATCCGCGCGTCACTGTGTCCTGTTCGTCCGGGGTGAAGTCTGCCCACGAAATGACGGAGCTGACCAAGCTTTGCGGATCCGCCAAACTTGAGACCGCCGGTGGCCGAAATCGGATTTCTCTCCCGGCTTTCAGCCAAATCTTTCACGCCCTCAGGAGCTTGATCTCCCCCGTCCATAGTCAGTCGATCGTTGTCGAGGGTGATCTCCTGACCGGCGAGGGTGATAGGCTTTCCGCCGTAATCCATGCCGTAGGCCCGCCCATATCCGCCTGCACGTTCCATCTCGGCGATGCCCGCAGCAATCTGGCGCTTTTGCTCGACCGTGCGACGCGCCGGCAGATCATTGGTCGCGATCGTAATCGTCCGATCGCGCATTACGATCTTGGCCTCGACGACACCGTTATCGATTGCCAAAGCGGCGAGGGACTCGGCCAGGGCGCCTGTCTTTCGGCGCATCCGTTCTTCGAGGTAACAGGCGAAAGCCGCGATTGCGGCGACGTTGGCAGAGATTGCCAGACCCGCCACGATGTGAGCCCAGATAGTCCCGGTGCCAATGTCGACGATGCGAAGATCTGCGTCGGAGCCGAGACCGGTGCGCAAGTGGGCCAGGCGGTCGACCTCCCGAAGCATCGTTCCAAAGGCGGCCGGTGCCACCAGATCGTTAGTCTCGAGCCGGATGACAAAGGCGTTCGGCGCAAGGTCTTTCGCAAGCGGATATGGCATCGGTCCCCCAAACGCGATCTGCCCCTGCCTATGACCGGACAAGCCTTTCAGCACAATCGGTTGTCAGCATGACCAACGGTCTCGTCCGCGAACCCGGCGAGAGCCTGGTCCGGTTCTACAACCGGAGGCTGGTCCACAACGGCCGGGACGACGTGGTCTGGACCACCACGGAAGGCGGCCGACTGAAGCTGGTCGAGCGGGACAAGCGGCAATCGAGAATGGATTTCGAAGGGGCAGAGGACGCCCGGTGTTGAGCATGGGAGGGACCGCAATGGAGACACGCCGCAAGCCGCCGCCCGAGGGCTTCGCCGAGATGTTCATCCGCTGGGGCTGGCGCGGAATCGAAACCGCCTACGGCGCGCGGACAAGCTGCAACAAGCGCTGGGTCGGCGAATGCGGCGGCGTGACGCTGATCGCCGAGCGGCGCCAGTACCGCCAGCGATTGCGGGAGGTCCGGGCATCGTGATCGTCCCCCTCGATCCTGCAATCTGCGAGGTCACGATCGCCCGCAGCGCGCTGTGCGTGAAATTCGTCGACGGGCGGACCGTCTGCGCACCGCTCGAGTGGTTTCCGCTCCTGTCGGTAGCGAAGCCGGTGCTGCGCGATCAATTCAGGATCGCCGACGATGGCATGTCCGTCAGCTGGCCTGCGCTCGGCGAGACGATCAGCGTCGAGTTCCTGCTGGCACGACGAGAGACGGCGAGGCTGACGTGAGCGGACCGATCAAGAACACCCGCCACGAGCGCTTCGCCCAGGAGCGCGCGAAGGGGAAATCCATCGACAAGGCGTATGCGCTGGCCGGCTTCAAACCGAACCGAGGCAACGCTGCGCGCCTGAACGCAAATGAAGGCGTCCGGGAACGCATCGCTACGCTGCAGGCAAAAGCGGCCGAGAAAACCTTGGTGACGGTGGAAGGTCTCACTAGCAGGCTGCTGAAAATAGCTGCGAAAGGTGAGAACGCGAAAGACGCCCCTCTCCTCTCCGTCGCCCGCGCATCGCTGATGGACGCGGCAAAGCTCAACGGCCTGATCATCGACCGCAGCAAGATTGGCCTCGACCTGTCCGGTGCCACAGACGAGGAGCTCGAAGTCCTTGAACGCGTTCTCGCTCGATCCGCACCGCGCCCTTGAACAGGTCCGCGCCGAGCGTGCGCGCCGCGCCGAGAATGCCGCCGCCCTTGAAAGCGAGCGCAGGCTTGAGGATGAGCGCAAGGAGAAGCTCGACCGGGTAGCCGAGTTGGCCCGCTGCGGCGATGACGCGGCCGGGATCTGCTACTGGTTCAACAACTACGTCTGGACGTACGACCCGCGCCTGCTCGGCAAGCGAGGCGACGACGGGAAGGCGATGTCGCCCTACGTCCCGTTCAAGCTCTGGCCACGCCAGGAGGAATTCATCCACTGGCTGCACGATCGCGTCCTCGCCAACGAGGAATGGCTGGTCGAGAAAAGCCGCGACACCGGCGTCAGCTATCTCTGCTGTGGCTATGCGCTCAACCGCTGGCTGTTCGCGCCGGGTTTCAAGTCGACATTCGGCTCCCGCAAGGCCGAATACGTCGACAAGTCCGGGCAGCCCGACAGCCTGTTCGAGAAGATCCGGATCATGGCGAGGCGCCTGCCGGAGTGGATGCTGCCCGACGAATTCCAATGGTCGCAGCACAGCCTGTTTATGCGTCTGATGAACCCCTCGACCGGCGCGATCATCAGCGGCGAAGGCGGCGAGGACATGGGTCGTGGTGGTCGATCCTCGCTCTACATCGTCGACGAGGCCGCATTCGTGCCAAACGCCGAGAGCGTCGAGAAGGCGCTGTCCGGCAACACCGATTGCGTGGGCTGGGTCAGCTCGGTCAACGGCATGGGCAACATGTTCGCCCGCAAGCGGCATTCGATCCTCAAGCCGCACCAGGTCTTTCGTCTCCATTGGCGCGACGACATACGCAAGACCGAGGAATGGGCGGCGGCGAAGGAAGCAAGCCTATCTGATCCCACAGCCTGGGCGAGCGAATACGAGATCGACTATGCCGCGAGCCTCGAGGGGGTCTGCATCCCGGCGAAGTGGGTCGAATCCGCACGCCGCATCGCGATGCTCGAGCCCAAGGTTCTCGAGACGAACATGGAAACGGTGATCGGGCTCGACGTCGGCGCCGGGAAGGCGAAGTCGGTCGCCCTGCCGCGTAAAGGTCCTGTCGTCTTGCCTCCACGATCGCGCGGGGATCCGGACACGATCGGCACCGCCCACTGGGCGCTCGACATCGCGCGCGAGACATCCAGCCAGCTGGTCAACTTCGACAGCCCGGGCGTTGGCGTGGGCGTTACGTCGGCGATGAAGCACAGCGACCTGACCGGGTTGAAGGTGCAGCCGATCAACACCGGCGACAGCCCGAGCGAGCACCGCAAGTGGGAAGACGGCAAGACCAGCGAGGAGAAATTCGGCAACCTCAAGGCCGAGATCTGGTGGCTTGCGCGGGTCGCGTTCCAGCGGACCCACCAGCACGTGCTCTGGCTCGACCGCGTAAGCGAGGACAAGGGCGCCCAGGAGCACCGGTTGTCCGAGCTGATCTCGCTGCCCTCCGGCGATCCCGAGAGCGACAAGCTCAATGCCGAGCTGAGCGTCGTGCGCTACTTCCGCAACGAGAAGGGCAAGATCGTGATCGAGAGCAAGAAGCAGTTGCAGGCGCGCGGGATCAAGTCCCCCGACTATGCCGATGCGTTCGTCCTAACGTTCGTCGACCTCGGCCGTCGCTCGGCCTTCGATGTGCTTTAGGTCGGGCAGCTACTCCACTCGCTCGATGGAGACGATTGAGGGGATGCCGAACTCCACGTGACCTGTCTCTTCTCTCAGGCCAACTGGAATGTGGAATCGTTGCCGCCGTCGTATGCTTCGCAAGTCAGTATATTCGACGATCAATTCGAGAGGCTCGGGTGTCCCGCCCCCCTGAAAAACTACTCGCCAATCCATCGTGGCGCCTTCAGCCATGATTGGAGCAATCTGTTGCGGCTGCCCGGTGAGGTTCGCGCGCAGATCAGAGCAGATGGGGCCGCCGGAGTACAAGCGAAGCCCCAGCTTACTTACTGCGCCCGAATACGATCCTCCCGAGGTGGCGAGCTGCAATCGCGGCTGAGCGGCTCGTTCGGCCTCATGCTCCGCCTGTCGGCGGGCATCAAATTCCGCCTCCAACTGCTCTCGCGAAACCTCGACGAGCGCTCGTTGCTGTTCGACCGAGTTTCGCAGCTCCTCTCCCTGCAGCCAAAGGGCCTGGGCACTGTTCTGGAGCTCGTCACCCTGCTGCCGAAATCCGAGCACCAGCCAGAGAAATGCGAGGGGTGCGAATACGCCTGCGAGGAAGTCTGCGAACTCGTTTGGATCCATGGCCAGCATCTCGGGCCACACGAAGAAGGCGTAAATCGCCAACGCGCTGACATACGCGCCGCTCACCAGAACTCCCCGGCGGAACAGCCGTCGAGCGTGAGCAGTCGTCCCCCGCTTCGCTGGTTCAACTTCAGACAACTGCACCCTCCTCGTCTCATCCGTCCGTAGCGGCTTAGCGGCGAGGCAATCACACCGCCAGCATGGGCACCGTTACCAAAATGGTCCGCGATGGCCTCGCGAACATCCTGACCGGCCGCGGTACCAGCGTCGACCGCTCCACGCAGAACGTCTGGATCCGCCGCTTCACGACGCCGCACCAGATCGAGCAGGCCTATCTGGGCTCGTGGATGCACCGCAAGATTGTCGATGTCCCCGCCAAGGACATGACCCGTGCGGGGCGCGACTGGGACGCCACCGACGAAGAGATCGAGAAGATCGAGGCGGAGGAGAAGCGGCTCGGCGTGTGGCCCAAGCTGCGCGAAGGTCTGCGCCTCGGACGGCTCGGTGGCGGCGCAATCCTGATCGGGCTCGGCGACGATCCCTCGCAGCCGCTGCCCAGAAACATCCAGCTGGGTCAGATCAAATACCTGATGGTGCTCTCGCGGTGGCAGCTCTCGCTCGGCGAGCGCGACTATGACCCGACCTCGGATAACTTCAACCGGCCGCGAAACTTCAGCCTATCAGGGCTGGCCCGCTCGGTGACAATCCACCCCACGCGGCTGATCTGCTTCCACGGCCTGCCCATCCCGACAATCCAGGTCTCGACCGAGGAGGACCGCTTCTGGGGCATGTCGTGGGTCGAGGCCTGCGACGAGCCGGTCCAGCAGGCGACCACTGCCGCCACCGGGTTCGCCTCCCTGATCGACGAGGCGAAGATCGACGTTTTCAAGTTCGGAGGTCTCGTCGACCAGCTCTCGCAGTCGGGAGGCGAGGCGTTGGTCACCAAGCGTGTTCAACTGACCACCACCGGCAAGTCGATCCACCGTGCGGTCATCCTCGACAAGGACGACGACTGGGA